CACTACACTTCGAAAAGAACTTTGAAGCTGTAGGCGAAGAAGGAACACCAGAAGCAACCTTTGCAATCAGCATCAGCAGTACTGGTGGTAAGGAATTCTACAGAGGTGTAGGTGACCAAGCAGAAGCAGATAAGATTAACGAAGGTGTTAAGTTGGAATTACGCAGAGCTTTGCGTAAGTTTGACAAGCATGTTCAATATATTTTAGACAAATACAAATACAAATCACGATGAGTTATTACGTTACGACAGAAAAGAAATCATTTATTGACCACAAAGAAGGAGATACCTGGGAAGAGTCTGGAAAGACTTGGACTATTAAAAACGGTGTTAAGAAAACTGTGACAAAGATGGATGCTTTTCGCAAGCAAATTATCATTCCAATTGCATGCAAATGTGGAATGAAAATGCAAAGCCCAGTTCACAAGTGGGCATGGAACACACACAAGATGTGTTTCAATTGTGTTGTTGATATGGAGCATGAAATTCAAAAGGCTGGAAAGATTGAGGAGTACACAAAGGCTTTGTATAAAGCAAACATGGAGTCCTTCTACGGAGACCTGGAGCAGTTCATTAGTGAATACTCAAAAGAGACAACCAGCATTGTAACCGGAGATGGAGTAAAAGAAACCTGGGACGATGCATCAGGCAAAGTGATAGAAGAAATAGGAAATAATGAACTGAAAGCGTTAAGAGAGAAAATAGACGATATTTAATAGCATGAGCATATCTGAAGAATCAAAGGGGTTGTGGGCAAACATTCGAGCAAAAAGAGCTAGAGGTGGAAAGCCTGCTCGTAAAGGTTCCGAAGCATATAAGAAAGCAGTTGCAGCTGCTAAGAAAATAAATGCACAAAATGAAGAGGTCATGGATAACAAAATCCCTTCAAGTGATATGAATTACAAAGCTGTTAACCAAGCAATGAGCCAAAACTCTATGTATGAGGACGAACCAGCTCAAACAACAACTACCGGATCCACAAGAGCAATGCCAATGGGTTTTTATGAAACTACTATATGTAGACGTTGTGCAATTGCTTTATTAGAAGACATTAAGTCTGGTAAATTTCCAATTACAGAAGCAGAGTATCAAGGACGTAAAGTTCCATTGGGAAAGCCAATGAGAGGCGACGTAAAGAAATTCAAAGTATATGTTAAAAAGGGTGATAAAGTTGTTAAAGTGAACTTTGGCGATCCTAACATGAAAATAAAGAAGTCAAATCCAGCAAGACGTAAATCATTTAGAGCAAGACACCGTTGTGACACACCAGGTCCAAGACACAAGGCTCGCTACTGGTCTTGCAGAAAGTGGTAAAACTATGCCGTATACAGCAAGAAAAGTAGGAGATCAGTACTGCGTCTATAAAAAAGATGGTGGAGATATAGTCGGATGCACTGACGGCAATAAAGAAGCTTTGCGTAAGTATATGGCAGCCTTGCACATCAACGCAAAGGAGAATACAATTCGTGAGATAATCCGAAGCCAAGTTCGTAAAATTCTAGGAAAATAAGTTTAACCAAAACCCACGTAAATGGAAGGTGATAGTAGACAACAAAAAAATATCAAATCAGACCATAGCAACATGGTGCATGATGGCAGCTCTGTTCTTCAATCCTCTTGGATTCGATATAGTACAATACTGGCTAATGCAGGTGACTGGCAGTCTATGGGGCGCCAATTTCGCTTTGTACTGTATAGCGGGACTGTTCTTTGGTCTATCCATCTTATTTCGCTTTTATTCTAAAAAGTAACTATTTATAAACATGAAACTAATTAACCTCATGCCACTTAGAGAAGTGGAAGAAGACAAGTCAACACCAGAGCTGGTAGGACTTCCATATTTCCGTGAATTTCAAACAGCACACGGATACAAGCCGTTGTTCAAATACTTAGGTATGAAAGGAGAAGAAATGATCTTTGAAGCTGATGTAGAGGACTTTGGTATGCTTGACCTAATTGTTAGCGATGCAAAGTTAATTGCTAAGGTAACAGAGAAAACTGCTATCTTTGGTATCGTTTACACTCTAACTGGATTGGAGCGTTTTGATGCAACAGTTTGTGCAATGAAGCAAAAGGATGGTGTGATTGAAAAAATTACATTTGACAACAAAGATAAGAAAAACTTTGGAGCAGCACAAACAAACTTTTTGAAAGTCATAGAAGACCAGAAGTGATGTTTAGAGTACTAGATTACAAGTTAGTACAACGCCCATATATTAATGAGCCACTACCAGACGAATCTGTGTTCGAAAGGTTAGTGGCTCCTGAGTTTTTTGATAGATTTGGATACGAGCTTACTTACATAGAGAGTTTGTACCATCAACACAACAACATTAAAGGACACGTCCTTGTACCAGGAAGTCCAACAGATGCAGCAGCTTGCATACAAGATTGGATGGTGCAAGAAGAAAAGCATCCGCATTTGTTTCTAGACCACTGTCATCTTAATACAAGATATGCTTACAAAGGAGAAGCTTTGGAGCAGTTAAAGAGGCTAAGCAAGAAGTATCCGAGATTAGTAAAGATGCTTAACATCAAGCCAAAGTACATGGTTGACTTTTGTCTTGATTACATTACGGAGGATAAGGTGGTTGAGCTTATCCATATCGAACACGACTTTCACGACTTCGAGCAATACAAAAGCCATATAGCTTTCTGTGAAGTGTTCATATCAGAAACAAACTGGAACAAAGCTTATAGAGACTTGAAGCCGTTTTTTGACGGAGAATACGATTACGATGAGTATGCTCAAGCACAATACAAAGCAAAATACTTTGGATTTGATAGGTTAGATTACCTACATGAGCCAAAAATGTTATCGTATAAGAAGGTTTACTGATATTTATTTAAAAACTACACTAATGCGTATTACAGAATCACAACTAAGAAAAGCAGTTCGTCAACAAATAGCTGCAATTTTGAAAGAAGAAGAGGAGCAAAATCCTAATGCTCAAATGGATGCACCTGCACCAGAAGAAGAGCAGCCACAAGAAGAAGTTAGCAAAGCTACCAAGATGGCACAAAAACTTGTTGAGAGAATTAAGCAAGACAGCGAACTCACATCAGCTGAGTCAATTACCGACATGTTTATTGTGTTTATGGAGTCAATGGGATTCAGCAACGAGACAAAGCTACAAGTTCTTAGAAATGTTAAAACAGAAACCGTTAAGTAATGAAAACATCGCATATAATTAAACGTCTGCAAGAAGACACAGCTTACCAAGAGTTCTTTAAGAAGGCTATGGATAAGTTCGGCATTAGCTCTATTGGAGATTTGAGTGGCGATAAGAAGAAGGAATTCTTCAACTACATTGACAAGAACTACACAGCTAAGGTTGAAGAAAATACCATGCTTATGGGAGACCCTGCTGTAGCAGCTAAAGTTGAGATGGTAATTAAGACCTTACAGGATATTGACATAGATGGCGAAACAATGCAATACATACTTGAAAAAGTAGGAATGGGGGAGCAAATGCAGCACCAATTGACTCCTGGAGGAATCCGTTAAATTACTAGGAGCTAATAAAAAACAACAGTTACGTATGTCAGAAAAGACTCTCAAAGAGATAATCAAAGAGGAGTACGTTAAGTGCGCCACTGATCCTTCGTACTTTACAAACAAGTATTGTATGATTCAACACCCTACAAGGGGTAAGATTCCGTTCCACTTATATCCGTACCAGAAAGAGGCATTAGACCACTTTCTAGAGAATGATAGAGCAATCATCTTAAAGTCACGTCAGTTGGGTATTAGTACCCTCATTGCTGCATATAGCTTATGGTTGATTCTATTCCACACAGATAAGAACGTACTTGTAGTAGCAATCGACCAGAACACATCAAAGAACCTCGTAACAAAGGTTCGAGTTATGTTTGATAACCTACCAAGTTGGTTAAAGATGAAGTGTACGGAGAGTAACAAACTCTCAATGCGACTATCAAACGGTTCTCAAATCAAAGCAGTAGCAAGCACAGGAACATCTGGACGTTCAGAAGCGTTATCGTTGGTTATTATTGACGAGGCAGCTTTCGTAGATGGAGCAGAAGAGCTATGGGCATCACTACAACAAACGTTATCTACTGGAGGACAAGGTATATTACTATCAACTCCAAACGGCACTGGTAACTTCTTTCATAAGATCTGGATCAGAGCAGAGGCTGGTGAGAACGTATTCAAGACCATCAGACTACCTTGGCAAGTACACCCAGAAAGAAACCAAGAGTGGAGAGACAGACAAGACGCTGAGCTTGGAATGAGACTTGCAGCACAGGAATGTGATTGTGACTTCAGTAGCTCGGGTAACACACTTGTGGATCCAAACCTTATACAATGGTACTTGCAAACAACTGCAATGGAGCCTATCGAAAAGAGAGGCTTTGACAACGGTTATTGGGTTTGGGAACTTCCAGACTACAGAAAGACTTATATTGTAACAGCTGACGTTGCTCGAGGTGATGGAAGTGACTATTCAGCATTCCACGTGCTTGATGCAGAGAACCTATCACAAGTAGCTGAATACAAAGGACAGCTAACAACAAAAGACTTTGGCAACATGCTTGTTAGTGTTGCTACGGAATGGAATGATGCACTACTAGTAGTAGAGAATAACAACGTAGGTTGGGCAACTATTCAACAAATTATAGATAGAAGTTACAAAAACCTATATTATACATACAAGAGCGATGTTTTAGATTCTGATGTGTTTCTAGCAAAAGGATACGACGTAGTTAACAAGACGGATATGGTTGCTGGATTTACAATGTCTCATAAAGTACGACCATTGGCAATTAGTAAGTTTGATTTGCTAACCCGCGAGAAAAGCCTTATATTCAGAAGCAAGCGATTCATGGATGAGTTATCTACTTTCATTTGGAAAGAAGGAAAAGCTCAGGCAGCGAATGGCTATAACGACGACTTGGTATTGTGTATGTGTCAAGGCATTTGGGTAAGAGATACAGCTTTAAGATTAAGACAAGCTGGAATCGATATCACAAAAGCAGCACTAAACGCTACCAGAAACAACGCTACTATCTACACAGGAGCCATGAACAGAAACGAAAGTTGGAAGCATGATGTGGGAGGCAAGAGCGAAGATTTAACGTGGTTATTGTAAACAAGAGATATTTATCTAAAAGCGCTTAGAATATGGCAGAGAACAATCCTTCTCTATTTCAGAGATTACAGAGATTGTTTTCCA